TCGACGCGCAAACACCCGCGAAAGTCGCCCTTTTTGGCATGGGGGGGATACGATGGGTAGACACGAAGGGAAGGCCACGATGAAACTGGAGACGCTGCCGATCGGCGAACTGATCCCCGATCCGAACAACGCCCGCAAACACGATGAGAAAAACCTGGCCGCGATCGCGGAGAGCCTGACGCAGTTCGGTCAGCGCAAACCGATCGTGATCACAAACGACAATGTGGTGGTCGCAGGCAACGGGACGGTCGACGCAGCGAAGAGGATCGGCTGGGATGAGATCACCTGCGTGCGGGTCCCGAAGGATTGGTCGGCAGATCAGATTAAGGCGTTCGCGCTTGCCGATAACAAGACGGCCGAGCTTGCCTCCTGGGACAAAGACGTCCTGAATCAACAGCTCGAGGAATTGAACGACAACGGGTGGCAGCTCACAAACCTGGGGTTCGAGTATGTGAAGCCGGACGATTTGGACAGCATCGAGGAAGTGCCACTACCGGAGTCGGCCCCTTCGAGAACAAACACTGGTGAGCTTTGGCGACTGGGAGACCACAGGGTCTACGTTGGCGACGCCACAAAGTACGAGTCATACCAGGCGCTCATGCAGGGCGACCTTGCCGACTTGGTCCTGACCGATCCGCCATACAACGTCGACTACCACGGCGGGGCCGGTGAAGAGATGACGATCTCGAACGACAACATGGCAGACTCGGACTTCGAAAAATTCATGCGCGACTCCTACGATCAGATGTACAACCATGCAAAAGACGGAGCCCCGATTTACGTCTTCCACGCGGATAGCAGCGGCCACATTTTCAGGAATGAGCTGCTCGCCGCAGGCTTCCTTCTGAAGCAAGCGCTGGTGTGGGTGAAAGATCGATTCGTGATGGGCCGGCAGGATTACCACTGGCAGCATGAGCCGATCCTCTACGGTTGGAAACCAGGGGCAGGGCACACTTGGTACGGGGCACGAAACAAGGCGACCGTGATCGACGACCAAACAGACGTGAGCAAACTCACAAAGGCGGAGCTTCTCCAGATCGTGAAAGAGGCCGCAGAGACGACGACCGTGCTGCGGGAGGACAAAACCAAACGAAACGACCTGCATCCCACGATGAAACCGATCAACCTGCTGGCCAAGATCATCTCAAACAGCAGCAAACGGGATGACTTGATTCTTGATCCGTTCGCAGGATCGGGCAGCACCCTGATCGCGGCAGAGCAGCTCCACAGACGCGCTGCAATCATGGAGATGGATCCGGTCTACGCTGACCGCCTTATTCTGAGATGGGAGCAGCACACAGGCAGGAAGGCTGAACGCGATGGCTAACATGGGCCGGCCGCCGGTGCCGATCGAGAGAAAAAGAATGCTGGGCAACCCCGGCAAACGAGCCCTGCCGAAACAGGAAACGATGATCCCGCTGGAGCAAGCGACGGAGATCCCCGAACCTCCCCGGCAGCTTTTCGAGTACGGGCAACAGCTGTGGGATCGAGCGTTTCAGCTTGGCAGCCGATGGGTCAGTCCGGTGGCAGACATTGAACTGCTGCTGACGGTTTGCGAACAAGTCGATGAGCGGGTGCGTCTGCGAGCAAGCGTCTGGAACAACAACCGATCGGATGAGCGCAGAGCCCTGCGGGAACTCGAGCGGCAGATCGTGGGAAACTTGAGCCTTCTAGGTTTCACCCCCACCGATCGCAGCCGCCTGGGACTGGCCGAGATCAAAGCCCAAAGTAAAGCCGAGGAACTCATCGCCCGCCGAAGCCAGAGGTGACCATGAGTGAACTCCAGACGGAGGGTATACCTCAACCCCGGTGGATCACACCCGTACCCGTCGAAGCAATCGATCGAGGCGAAGGAAACGACGTGATCGACTTCGCCGAAACCTACGGCATGATCACAAAAGACAGCGTCGCCGGCCAGGTCGGAGAAACCCTTGTGCTGCGCGATTGGCAGAAAGCCCTCATCCACCACCTCTTCGCTCACGACGAATACGGCAACCTGAGACATCGCACACAGCTGGTGGGCACACCCCGAAAAAACGGTAAATCGAGCTTAGGATCCGTGCTGGCCCTTTATTCCCTGATCGCCGGACCACAGGGAGGCGAGGTCTACAGCGTCGCCGCCGAGAAAGAGCAAGCTAGGATCGTCTTCAAAGACGCTCGCAGACAGATCGAGGCGGCACCAGACCTGATGGAACTCTGCAACATTTACAGAGACGCGATCGAGGTCCCGAGCACCGGCAGCATCTACCGGGTGCTGAGCGCCGAAGCGTACTCAAAGGAAGGCCTCAACGCGACCGCCGTGATCGCCGATGAGGTCCACGCCATGCCCCGCGAACTTTGGGAAGTCATGAGCCTCTCGATGGGAGCCCGAAAATCTGCGACCATGATCGGGATCACGACCGCCGGCCAAAAAACAGATCAGACAGGCCGAGACAGTCTCTGCTACGAGCTGTACCAGTACGGCCAAAAAATCGCCCGAGGCGAGATCACAGACGACGACAGCTTCTTCATGGCTTGGTGGGAATCAGACGGTGATCACAGAGACCCGGAGACATGGCGTGAAGCAAACCCTGGATACGATGACCTGAACACGCCCGCTGACTTCGAAAGCGCGGTCCGGAGAACCCCGGAAGCGTCATTTAGAACAAAGCGGTGCAACCAGTGGGTGTCTTCACAGATCGCGTGGTTACCCACAGGATCCTGGGAGGCCTGCGAAGGCGACGCGACAATCAAAGATGACGACGAAATTATTCTGGGGTTCGACGGTAGCTTCTCGGGGGACGCCTCGGTAATCGTAGGATCCGTGATCCCAAAAAACGAGGACGATCCCGTCAAGGTATTTCTTGTGAAGGCTTGGGAAAAGGATCTGACGATTCACGACGACGACTGGCGGGTCGACATCGCAGACGTGGAGCAAACGATTCTAGATTTCTGTGGCACACACAAAGTGAGGGAAGTGGTCTGTGACCCGTTCCGTTGGCAACGGAGCATGCAGGTCCTCGAAGAAAAAGGCGTGCCCATCGTTGAGTTTCCGACTACCAGCCCCCGGAGGATGGTCCAAGCGTGCGCCACCATCTACGACATGGTGGTAGAAAAAAGGATCGTCCATAACGGCGACCCGATCATCGCGCGACACTTAGCTAACGCGGTCACAAAAGTAGACAACTTGGGGCCTAGGATTGTAAAAGACGCCCGTAATTCACCACGGAAGATCGATGCGGCGGTTGCGATGATCGCCAGCGCATCACGGGCAGCGGGTACAATTGAGCAAGAGGTAGTCCCGCAATTCTTCGGATAAGGATGACAATGGCAGCCATACTCCAGATCACGGGATTAGCAGCGATCACCGTGGGAGCCCTTCTCGTTTCTGTACCTTTAGGGATTATCCTCGGCGGCGTTTTCCTCGCCTTAGTTGGATATAGCCTGGGACGCTCATGATTCTGAACAACATCTTCGATCGCAGGGCGATCAATTACCAGACCATCTTCGAAGCCGGAGATGACATCGTGTTCGGTACGGAGGCCGGCACAAACATCAACGACGACACAGCGTTCCAAATCAACGCCATCTTCTCGGCCGTCTCACTCATCTCCGACACGATCAGCACGCTGCCATTGGACGCATTCATTCGCAGAGACGGTGCCCGTTTCCCGTTCCGGCCACGACCCGAATGGGTTCTGCAGCCCTCGGTGGGCATGCCACGGGAAGCCTTCTACGGCCAGATCATTACAAGCATGCTCCTCGACGGAAACGCATTTATCCGAGTGTTCTCAAACCGGCAGGGCCGGATCATCAACCTGGTGGTCCTCAACCCGAAAACCGTGGACATCAACCGGAGCAACAGCGGCCTCCTCACCTTCACGATCGAAGGCGAGAACAAACCCCTCACCTCCGAGGAAGTCATCTTCATCCCAGATGTCATGCGCCCCGGAGCAAAACGAGGCATCAGCCGAGTCGAAACCCTGAAAACCGACTTCGGTCTAGCCCTCGCCCTTCAAAAATATGCGGCGATGTTCTTCGGTGAAGGCACAAACCTGAACGGTGTGATCGAGTTCCCCGGCAACCTTTCAGCTGAACAGGCCGCTTCATTATCCGAAAATTTTGACTCTCGCCACCGAGGATGGAAGCGCAGCCATAAAACCGGAGTCCTGACCGGCGGGGCAACCTTCAAACCGACACAGGTCGATCCCGAAAAGTCCACCCTGGTCGAAAGCCGCAATCAGAGCATCGCAGATGTGGCCCGAGCATTCAAGATCCCGCCACACATGCTGGGGCTCGAGATCGGCATGAGTTACAACTCGGTCGAGCAAACAAACCTCCACTGGATCACGACCTGCCTCCGCCCCACGGCCACAAAGATCGAGACAGCCCTGAGCCCGCTCCTTTCGAGAGTGCCCGGAGGCGACACGGCCTTCTTGCGCTTCAACATGAGTGGCCTGATCAGGGCAGACATCGAAAGCCGCACCTCGGCGTATAGCAAAATGCTGCAAGCCGGAGCGATGACGGTGAACGAAGTGCGAGCCCTCGAGGACATGCGCCCCGCAGAGGATCCCGCAGCGAACGCCCCCCGCGTTCCGTTGGCAAACGTCAACATCGAGGACTCAGGTGTGAAGGCACAGATGGAGCGCGTCAAGATGGCACAGTCCCTGGTTTATTCAGGGTACGACCCCGCCGGCGTTCTCGAGGCCCTCGGTTTGCCACCGATCCCACACACCGGCCTGCCATCAACACAGCTGCAGCCGATCAGTCAGATAGATCCCACAGATCCCGAGAGCGT